GCTCAAGCAAAAGGTATTATTTTAGCAGTTATGGGTTCCAGCTGGGATGGCACAAAGTTTGTTTTCTCAAGCATGAAAGCTCATCCATGGCTCACTTGTTGGGTTGGACTCCGTTTATTTAGTGAACTGGTTATTAAGCCTTGGTTGGTTAAAATTGGTTCTTCTATAGCTACTGAAATAATCATCAGTCATATTGCCCCTGGTTCTACCTTTGTTAAAGTAAGTGACCTTGAGCAAGCTATTTTTGCGGCTACAGGTATCCCAGTTGAAATTATAAAAAATTTGGGAGGGCAATGGGAGATTATCATCACAAAACCATTGGTTGCTCCACCAGCTAATCCACCCAATGTTCAGGTTGTTGAAGCAAAAGCGGAAATTGGGGATGGAAAAATTCTCGAAGCAAAAATTGAAGCCGAGCATGAAAAATTGAAGGCTCGTTTTGCTGCTGTTAATGTTCCTGATTTCAAACCAGTTCAATCAAAGTCGGCTAAAAAACGCGCAAAACGCGCTAAAAAGAAGGCTGAGAGAGCTGCAGCTGAGGCCGAGGGGAAGAAAGTTTCCCCTTGTTTTTTCTTTTATTTAGATATTTGTCAAAAGAAAAATTGTCCTCATAAACATGATGGTTACACTAAGGAGCAAGTCTTATCTATAGCCAAAACTACAAATTGTAAGTTTGGACGTGAAAAATGTAAAGGCACTGGTGTTTGTGTTTTCGCACATCCCCCTGGTATGATGAAAAAATGGCAAAAGAGAGCTGAAAATGTTCAGGCTTTTAAAGAACTTAAAGCCGAGGCTGACTCTCTCCGAAAGGAAAGGGATGAGCTTAAAGCTAAAGGTCTTGCTGAGTCGTCCATGGGTCGTTCCAGAGCGGCAATTTCAAAAGTGATCCAACATTTGGGCAGTGTGGGAAAACTAGGCTTAAATGGTTCTTATTATGAAGGTGTTCTTGTAGGTGAGAACTCTTTAAATTTTCCAAATCATACATGTTTTGAGGTGGTGAAAAGTGTAAATGAGAAAGACACATTTGAAGTGAAAGCTTTGGGTGATGTTGATGTTTATCTTCCGAACTACCCAGAACACAAATATGAGAAATTCCCCCTGTGCAAAAAAGGGGATATTTTGAAAATTCGCTTGTATGATAAAAATCATTTGTCCAATGCCAATGCGTATGCTGCGCAAGTCCCCTTGACAGCAGCAATGCAAACTTGGGTATCAAAAAATATTGTGCAGAGTGATTTCAGTTATCCTGTTTCTGGTATGAAAGTATTCCAAATAAGCCGTGAACACGTTTTACCTACTGATGAAAACAAATTGGACCCCTGGTTTGATTTTTTGACGCCAGTTGATTGTAAAATTTGGTATCAAAATGGTGAATGGAGATATCGTAGTGAAACCCAGAAAGGTGATTGTGGGTATCCAGTTTTTAATGCTGAAACTTGGAAAGCAGTTGGCATCCACTCTGTTGGTGGTGCTTATAACACATCTAATGGATTTCACGCTCTTAAAGTGAGTCCTAATGTTAAAGCCCCCGGCGTTGCTGAATCTCTTCTAAAAAACTAATTCAGCCCCCAAATCTTACTGATGGTTTCATTGATAAAAATTTGAAAAGATTTCCTAGTAAAATTTTCAATGAAGCTATGGTGGATGATGAGGGGCCCTCTGATTTAGCTGTTCAATTTATGAGCAAGTCGAGAGGCCACGTGAAGTTGGTTGGGAGAGTTAATCGGAAAACGTATGGTCGGAAAAAAGATATGCGTGATCCATATTTTGCAACATTTATTCGTGAGCGTTTCAATTGTGAACCCGAGACGATGTTCCATAAGTATGCTTTAGCGCAGCCTACAAAGGTTGCTGGTTGGACAAACTTAATGAAGTATGATAAACCACAACCCAGCTATGATAAGCATGCCATGGATTTGGCTTGGTCGTTCGCAAGAAGAATGTTCAGTGCTATGTCTGGATCCAAAGTTATGCATGATCCAGAAGCTGTTAAATCAGAGATGAATATGCAAGCGTCATGTGGGTGGCCTTACAATTTGTTTTTCTCTGACAAGGCAGCATTTTTTAAGGAATTTGAAGAGGTTTTTGGAATTAACCCAATTGAATTTCTTGAATCGTACTGGGAGGACATTGCAACTGAAACTCCTAGGCATGTGTTCTGGACTAATAATGTTAAAGAGGAACTTCGACCCATTGAGAAGTTGCTCATTGGTAAATTACGAACCTTTGTTGGTTCTTCAATTGACCACTTGTGGGCTTGCATTAAAATGTTTGGGGACCAAAACCAAAGATTTTATAGCTCAACGGCTCAACATTGGAGCTTTGTTGGTGCCTCCAAATTTTATGGGGGTTGGAACACAATGATTCGTCGTCTCCTTCGGTGGGGACCTCTCTCAAAAGGTTTTGCACTTGATGAGAGTGAGTATGATTCTTCTATTTTTCGTGATTTGCTTGAACAGGCAGCTCTTTTTCGTTTTGAAATGCTTGAAGAAGGTGAACGTACACTGGAAAATTGGAATCGTATTTGTAATCTCTACCGGGAAGTAATTTACTCTTTAATTGTTTCTGAGGAAGGAGATGTGGTTATGAAAGAAACTGGGAATCCTTCTGGTTTTGGAAATACCATAGCTGACAACACCATCATTCTTTTTGTTCTTGTATCATATGCTTGGATAAAAATATATGAGAAGCGTTTTGGCCACACTACTTCTTATGAGGATCTTGTAAGAAATGTATCAGCCTGGTTATGTGGTGATGATAACACCTTTTGTGTGTCTGAGGAATTAGACACGCTAGGGGAACCTATCATTTCCTGGTTCAACGCTAGGTCTATAGCTGAAATCTGGACCTCACTTGGTGTTATTACAAAAACTGATGATTGGGAACCACGACTCGGTGTTGAGTTGGATTTCCTATCACATACTACAGCTGTTGTACATGAAATGTTTGTTCCGGTTCCGGAATATCAGAAAGTAATGTGCTCAATGGCCTATCATAACCCTAGCCCACTTAACCCAAAGTGGTCTTTATTACGTTGTAATGCTCTGCGTATAGAAAGTTTTTACAATTTAGAATGCCGTCAACTTCTGCGTGATTATCGAAACTGGCTCCTGTCTCATCCTGAGATAGGTTCTCTTGTTCGTTGTCCTCGGGGAACTTTTGGTGATGCTAAGGATATTTTCGATTTCTCCGAAATTGAATCTGTTTACAAATCAGATGCAGAGATAGAACAATTGTATCTTGCAACTGAAGCGTGTGTTGCCGAAGGCTCTCTTTTAAACTTGAATGGTGTTCTTGATAAGATGAATATTCATGTTGATTTTGATCAAGCGGAGAATGATGAGATATATGATGAATATTATCAGGACGTGGATAATCTAGCTAATCCTGATAAAAATTCGGAAATGTCAAAACCAGAATCTGCTATCAAAATTGTAAAGAAGGCTAAGAAAGCTGTTAAGAAAGTCAAGAAAGTTGAACGTAATGTTAAACGGCTTGAGAAAGCAAAGCAGTCCAAAGGGTTGAAAACAGCCACTAAAGGAAATGGTTTGCTCGGTTATCGAAATAGCGGAAAACACAAATACGGGCAGATGACAAATGCCTATATTAACACAATAGTGGACCCAAGCCAGTTTGCCCCAGTGGCAATTGGTTTTGGTTCTCTAACTCCTGGAACACTCAGAACCTTGTATTGGAGAAATTCCTTTAATATAACGGCTTCTGGGCTCAATGCGATTTATGATTTGGATTTGGTTCTAAATCCTTGGTCATGCTTGAGAAATTCATCCACTTTCACGGGTGCAGCCTCAACTAATCCTACAAATGCTTTAGATTATTGGTTCACTCAACTTTGTGGAACAGGTTCAGGAACAAGGAATGCAACCTCTGGTTTCTCTTTAATTGTTCCTTCTAATTATACTCAAATCGTGGCAGACACAACTGAATATAGAGTAGTTTCTGCCATGATTAAGGTGAAAGTTGAATATCCCGAGACCTCTACTGGTCCTCGTATGTTTGCGGGTCGAATTGTTGGTTGTTCAAATAACAGTATCGATGCATTTTATGCTAACAATTTTTTCCAACTACCAGCTTCAAACACTGGTTTTTCAAAGGGTGGTGTTGCCATGTGTCAAATCAATTATGTCCCCGTGGACGTAGCAGATTTTGCATACGTCAATACCTCCGCCAATAGTTCCAATTATACTGGTAAAATAAATCCTATTTTTATTGCTATAAATGGATTGATAGACACTTGTTCTGTCACTATTGAAGTCGTTCAACACATTGAGACTCAAAGTGGCGTTCTGTCAGTTACACAAGAAACTAGTGGAATGCAACCTAAAAAACAAGGGGCTTTGAGTCAAGAGTGGGCTACTCCTGAGCAAATGTGGCCTGAGATCTCGCCTATTATCGAGAAGAAAGCTGATAAGGTAATGTTTAATGTCAATGATATGTTGATGTCTGGTGCTAAATGGCTAGGAAAACATGCTTTGTCTGCTTTGTCTGGTGGCCTTTCTGACATTTTCGATTTTGAAATGGAAAGAAAGATTGAAATCATGGTAAAAGATCCGAGGTTGAATGCTATGATATGGAAAAAACTTCGTGAAAAGGAAGAGAAAGAACGCGAAGATTTTGTTCCCTCAACTCCAGCTTCTGGTGTTGTTGTGAGCAATGCTTCTAGTGTTCCTACTCTTGCTAGTAATGAAAGTTACTTTTCTAAGTTTCAGTTTGGTGGTGTCACAAAACCACCACAGAAATCTTAACGCTTTTAACAATGACGAGGTGGTTGAGTCTCTTCTTGATCACCTTGTCAGGATTGCTTATTATGGAGTTGCTGTGGGATTTGCTGGAGTTTTATTTTTTCTCCGATTTATCTTGGCAACGAAAGAACGGTATCCGGTTATTAATAGCTACTTGTTTTAGTTTGCTCGTATCAATTCTTGTGCATATTCTCATGAATATGTTTGACAGTGTCATTCAGTGGGAGGGGATAGTTGAAGTTTCCGCACCTACCAGTGTGGTTTCTTCTTCCGTTGTGTCCGCTGATAGCTCTGCTTCCTTTGTTTTGGGTGATGACCACCATTTTATAGTGTATGATCG